TGGGTATATATGATGAGTTTTCAAATAATGCAATGATAATAAGTAATGGTTTAGGCGTTCCACCAGAACTTTATAAGACCTATATCACCGGAGCAACATTTGAAAACCAAATACAGGCTGTTAGACGGCTATATCAGGATACCGTTATACCTCAAACAGAGAATGAAGATCAATACTGGACTGAAAGATTAAGACTAAGGGATTATGGTTTGGAGTTAAGAACTGATTATTCACACGTTCCGGCACTGGCTGAAAACCTTAAAGAAAAAGCGAGTTCTTTGTCGATGAATACTTCATCAGGGGAAAAGGCTTACAATAATGATATTATAACATGGAATCAATATTTAGAGTTGATTGGATTGGAAGGGGTTGAAGGCGGAGATGTTTATAAATCACAGAGAAATGGACAAAAAGAAACTAACACCGGAGGAAATAAAGAAACTCCAGCAGAAGAAGAAGTTTGATAAACTGATAAAAAAATGATACAGTTTCAAAACAAAGAGTTTGCAACAAAGAGGGAGCTTTATAAGTTCCTTGCAGACAATAAAGACACTCTGATAGCTCAGAAACGGGCGGAGCTTGTTAAAAAAGATATGCCTTTGCTTGTTGATTTCACTATTGTTTCTGATATGAAACAGAAGGCAAATAAAGAGGCCGGCAAACCTATTGATATTGCTTCTGTTAATTCTCTGAAAGTAGTCTGCATAATCAATACAACTAACTTTTTGGATTCACACATGGATCTTCATTTACCAGGTATATGGAATAAATCAATATCTGATAACAAACGTATAATGCATTTGCAGGAGCATGAGATGGATTTTGATAAGATCATTTCAGACGGTGAGCAGCTTAAAGCATACGTAAAAAAATATAAATGGTCGGAACTTGGTTATGACTTTCAGGGTGAAACCGAAGCACTTGTTTTTGAATCAGAAATACTAAAGAGCCGTAATCCGTTTATGCTTAACCAGTATGCAAATAAATGGGTTAAGAATCATTCAGTCGGGATGTATTACGTTAAAGTGGATATGGCTATCAATGATGAGGAAATGCCAAATTATTATGAGGCATGGAAGAAATATTTTCCTCAGATGGTTAATCCCGAAATGGCAGAGGAAAGGGGTTATTTCTGGTACGTTTTGGAGGCAAAATGTATTGAGGGTTCAGCCGTACCAATTGGAAGCAACTCAGCCACGCCGACACTTGAACCGAAAAATCAGCCGGTGCAAACCACTGATAATATATTGAAGCCGGAGCAATCCACTTCAAAAGCAATTGATTACACGTATTTAATTAAAAATTTAAAATCTTAACAAATGGAAGACAAAGAAAAATTGTTACTTGAGATAAAAGCTCTCATTACCGAATCCACAAAGGATGGCGTGAAAAAGGCTGATATCGACAGGACTGTATCTGAGCTTAACGAAAAGATCGCAAAACTCAGCAACCCTGAAATAGACAAACTGCCGGAAGCAGTGAACAAACTCATTGCTGAGCAGGCAAAACTTACCGCCTCGGTTGCAGCTCTTGTAGAGCCAGCAAAAAAAGAGGATGACAAACCTGTATCATTCAAACAGGCACTTCTTGACGCAGTGGCAGAAGCTGCAAAGAATGTTCCTTCACTTATCAGCGAAAGAACTGAGAATGGCCATCAGAAGCTTTCAATGAAGGAATATTTTCTGAAACTTGGGAACAAACAGACACCTGAAATGGTCGTTAAAGCTGCTGTTGATATGTCACAGGCAAACATTGTTAATAGCAATGTCAATACCGTAAGACTGACAGATCTCGATCCTAACAGGGTGGGAACGCCACTGGCAGTATATGCTCACGTTCAGGACTGGATGCCTGTTAAGCCGGTTACCGAAAGATACATGAGCATCCTTGTTGTTTACAGCTATGAAGATGGAGCAGGTACCAAAACACAAGGTTCAACCGCAACAAAATCCAGCTTCTTGCTGAAAACTGTTGAGTTTGTAACTGCAACCATCGGGACAAAATTCAGGGTTACAGACGAATCGCTTGACGACCTTCCCGAGATCATGCAGGAGATCGCAATCGTTGCACCTTCAAAGATCAAGGATAATGTTGACTATCAGATTCTCGGTTCAGCCGGTGATGACACGTCAACAATCAAAGGTATCTTGGCAGCCAGTAAGAAGACTGATTTTGCAAGCGCAACAACCTACGCTGCAACAATTCCGAATGCAAATAAGGTTGATGTTGTTTCACTGATGAAGGACCAGGGAGAAACCAGTAAGTATATCCTTGATACCGTCATTTTGAATCCTCTTCAGGTTCGCAAACTGGCTGCTGAGAAAGATCAGTTGGACAACAGCAAAATAGACAGAAGGGTTACTTTTGATGCACTCGGTGAGCCGGTTGCAATGTGTGGTCTTTTGATTCGCAGAAATACAAACCTTGCAGATAACGCAGCGATTGTACTCGCACAGAACATGGTACAGATTGGCGACCGCCAGCAGATGTCTCTTGAGGTTGGTTATGATGGTAACGACTTCACAGAAGGATGGAAAACCGTTCGTATTAACGTACGTTTGGCATTTGCAGTACGTGACCCACTGGCAGTAATTTACTGCTCAGATATTGATACTGCCGTTTCTGATATTACAAAAATCTAATAATAGGAGAAAAGTGAAATGAAAAAGATACTTGTAATTTTCGGTTTACTGCTTTTTGCAGTTGGGATTCAGGCTCAGGTCCTTGGGACAACTAAATCTTTGAATGGGGCAAGCCAGTATGTTATCACACCATCAACCACAGTGAAAACAACTGCTGCCGATTCTATTCATGGATCAGACGCAGCATCAACTACTCATTACGTTACATTTGATGTTAATAGGCCAAAACTGTACTATTTTACTGTTCAGTGTCAGCTCGATTCTACTCTGTTACATAACAGAGTGCTTGCTAATCATGTATGGGTACAGGTACTTGGATCAATGACTAATGGAACGGGGAATTCGGCATGGACAGCAATAGGTAGTCCGGTTAAATACGGGGCTTCTGTGGATAGTACATTTGCTATTTCGGATGTATCTACTGGTGTTCTGTGGCGATATATCAAAGTGAGGTTTTCAGGTATTACTGCAAATAAATGTAGTACACTGAATACACTTATTATAAAGGTTGCAGATAAATAAATACATAGGGGCGGGGTTCGCTTCGCCCCTTTTTTAAACTTTTTGAAATGGAAAGTATAGGACGTAACGGGAAAGTATTCAGGGGCAAATTTGCTGAAATAGCTATGAAGATAGGTATAGCAAAAGCACCGGAAGAACCATTTGAGAAACCGGCTAAAAAGATCGGGAAGAAACCGACTAAAAAAAACAGACAAAAAACCAGCACGAACAAAAAAAGCTAAGTAATGTCATTCATTGATAGTACATATTTTGTCGGGGAAATAAATATTCCGGATGCTGCAAATGACACTGCACTGGTACAGGCTATTCCGCAATATGAAAAGGAAATACTTATAAGTCTTTTGGGCTATAAATTGTATTCTCTTTTACAGGCGGATTTAGTTTTAGGAGTGCCACAGACACAGAAATATATCGACTTGGTACAGGGTAAAGAATTTACCCATGCTTATAATGATTATGATTATACTATCAAATGGGAGGGGCTACAAAACACATTAAAAAGTTCGTTATTATCTTATTACGTTTTTTACAAATATGTTGAAAGGGACGTAACGAGATTATATGGGACCGGTGTTTCAATTGCAAATACAAAAGAAGGATGGCAGAGAGTATCACCTGAAAGCCTGTTAATTAACGCATGGAACAGGATGAGACAGCTATACGGTACTATACCGCCGGAATATAAGAGTTATTACAATAAGCCAATTTTAGGGACGGAAATACCTGGGCCGTTTGACATTGAACCCTCGGCCTATAATTTTCTTCTCACTAATATAGCCGATTACCCTGACTGGGTATTTACACCGCTTTGGAATATAAACAAATTTGGAATTTAAAACACGGAAATAATGGCAGACGAAATTAAAATGATGGCAGGATCGGGCGGTAGTCGCCTGTATGATGGTGCAGCAACTTATAAAACATCTGACGACACACTTAATATTGGCACACGGTCAATATTTATTCGTGTAGTTCAGGCTGCAATGATAACTTCAATGAAAGTAAATGGCGTAGCTGTTACTAAAAAACCGGTGGGCAGTGATCTTCTTGCTGGGGACTTCTTTACATTCACTAATGATATTACAGAGATAGTTATTGCAGGAGGATCATTTATAGGTTATCAGGTTAAAATAGATGCCTAATGGCACATAATTTAATAATAGGGCGAATACCGGGTAACGCTCGCCAGTCTAGTCTGTACACTATGCAACTGGATTCAACAGGTGATGGTACTGGTGTGAGTACATTAAGAATGACCGTATCTGCTAATATAGTCGTTACAATGGTTTCAGGTACGGCACGATTCTATACAGATGCCGCAGGTACACTTGGTGAAAGCACTACATGGAATCTAAATAGTGGTGCAATGAGAACTATATACGTAAGATGTCCCTCTGGTTCATCCAATATGACATTTAGTGATGGTTCAAAAATAATTAAA